TGCATGGACCCGTACAACTTTAAATACTGTGTACGGGTTGATCAGTGGCTGTTTCCTGTTGTCGGTGACATCATGCATGCAAGGGAGCCATACGCTTCTGAACGCCGTCACTTGAAGTTATTGGAGCGTTCCAATGGACTGGATGATTATTGAGCCAAGCCTAGAGGCACAGTTAAACCTTGAATGCAGTTGCCGTGAAGTACGCAACGCAAAAGATCTAATTCGAGTCCAGCAGTTATGCGTGGCGCTTATACAGCAAAATTTTTACCAAGGTTTGATGTTGCGTCAGGCAGTAAATCATATTGCTTCAAAAGAGCCAAGTTTGATGGCTGGTAGGTAAAATTACGAAGTATTCCTTTATGAGGGGTGCACAGAGTCTCCTGCAGCGGATCAGGAGTGAGGAACGTCAGGCGCGTGAGCCGGTTCTAGTCCGCAATTTTTGAGATGCAGGTAATAGCAGTAATGCCACTGTGCTTGCCACTCTTGGTCATAGCATCGCTTCATACCGGCGTAATCAACAACGCACCACTGCTTTGTGCCGCAATGCGTCATCTCTTGAATCGTGAGGCGTGCCATAGAAAAAAGGGACTTACACGAAGCGCTGTTGTTCTACGCAGCCGTTTCCGGTACTGCACGCTTGACGCCCCAGAGACTAGAAGCGTGACCGCTTCTTAACAGGTGCAGACTCTTCTGCTTCTTTCTTAGGCGGCAGGCTGAAGTCGTTGACGTTCAGCTCAAGGCTGACGCCGGTGCTGCCGTCTTTGCGTGGAAACTCGCGGTGATGAGCTTGACCCGTCACGACAAGGCGCATGCCTTTCTTGACGTACTCCATGACGACGTCGCCGCGCATGCCCCAGACAGAGCAGTTGACCCAGGTCGTCGTCTCTTCGTCTTTAGCCTTGCGATTCACAGCAATAGAGAAGCTGGTGACAGTGGTGCTGCCGACTTCACGTTGTTCAGGATCGCTGCCGACGTTGCCGTATGCGGTGAGATTAAGCATGGTTTTTGCCTCGGAAGAATTGAGAGATGATTACGCGGAGAGCTTCGTTTTGGTTGTAACCACGGCTCTCCATGAAGTGTTTGAGCCTGTCAGCTAGGTCTTGACCTAGCCGGACTTGGAACTGGCGAGGGCGACGTTTTGCGTCAGCACGTTTGCGTGCTTCCCTCAGCTCGTTGTCATCCATTTACGTCCTTGCTTGAGAGGTCTTGTTTGCTGTGCCAGTCGTTGATGAACCGACGGTGCTCTTCTGTCTGGATGCGATCAGAGACTGAGCCTTGCCCTACGAACTTACCGTCGAAGGCTTTGCAGAACTGTTTGAGTTTTTCATCGCTCAGCTCTTCAAGCATGTCGAAGATCTGTTCTTTGTCTTCCTCAGGAATAGGTACGTCATCGTCACTAACGTCCTGAGGTTTTTTCACAGGCGCAGCAGGCTCATCACCACGCATCGGATCTTCAATCTGTTCGCGCGCCCACAACTGCCACGCGAGACCGAATGTGAAGGCGGCGCAAGCAGCTAACGCTCGTCTATGCGTGTCGGTGACATCACGCGCTGTGATGTTCTCGTATGGAACAGGATTGTTCTTGAAGTCCATCACGGCCTGTGGAAAGTCAGGCGTCCGCTCACCGTTAGGACCGCTGAAGTAGCCAACGATGTAGCCGGTGCCGTTCGGAGCTTTCCAGACGTGACCGCTGTCGACGTAGTGAGCTAGATGAAACTGCCAGCCAGGAGCATTGTCCTGAAGCAGGTGAGCAACACGGCACCAGTTGACGTAATCAGCCGTGTATTTGCCGGTGCCTTTTTTGCTGACATCATCAGTAGTGATGACATCACCGAGATTGGGCATCGACAGATTGGATTGTGACGATGGCGCTGGGTCTTTCGTCGATGGAGGCATAACGTCGGTTTGCGTTGAGTTCGATGATTTGAGAATCATCTAGGTAGCAGAGACCTTGGAGCGCATCGCATAGAGCACGGCAGAGCTTGTCAAGATCGCCGATGCGTGATGTGCAATGACGCGGTGCAGATGGCTTTAGTTGACCATTTGCTCGGTAATGACTCTGCGGCCTAGCGAAAAGGAATGAGACCTTGATTCGCATAGGCATGATGGCATGCCATTCCTTAGGAAGCAACCTCTCTGCGGCGTGTTTGATGTCTTGTCGCCACGGCTTAACCCGGTTTGACGATTCGACCATTACGCCTTTACCTAGATGGCGTTTGCTGCCTTGCGGGGCAGGTTTGCCGTAAACAGTGAACGTGAAACTACTGCTCAAGAGCTGCGCATGCTTTCTGCACGCCAGCTAAGCAGTCTCGCTTCGTCATGTCATCTAGCGTCGATGTGAGGCAATACCAAGTGGCAGCACCGAACAAGACACAGAACAGGGCGACCATGACGCGCTCACGCTTACGCATGTTTTCAGGCTTGTAAAAGTGATTCATGGCGCTGCGTGATTTGTAGTTGAGTTGAGTCATCGGATCTTGCGGGGACGACCGCGCTTAGGTTTTTGGGTTTGTGCTTTTTGCTCGTCATATCGCTTGCCAGCGACATCACGGGCCACCTGCAGATCAATGCATGCTTTGTGGTCAAACTCGAGGTTTCTATACTTCGTCTGTGCTTCGACGACCAGCTGACACCGAGTAACGATCGCTTCTTGGATCAGCTCTTGCGCTTGATGGTGACGCCAGAACCAAGTTTCAGAGTCTTGGTTGGTGTATTCCTTGAGCAGTTTTTCGTGCTCATCCGTGACGTCTTCTTGCCTGAATTGAGCATCAATCGTGGCGTCGAAGGCAGACATCAGTGAAGTCACCTTGCGGGCTTCCATGATGACGTTGCGATCAGCCTCACGGATTGATTCAAACCGTTTGCGATGTGCGAGAAGGGCCTGAAGGACTTCAGGCTGTTTCTCGATGTAGTCGTGGCGCTCCTTATCAAAAGTCATTTGACGATTCCGGTAAAGTTCGCAGACGGAAACAGTCGCTGAAGTCTCGTGACGACAGCAGCGAAGCTGCCGGGCTGTGGCTGATCTTCTGGATCAGGCAGATAGTCAACTGCGTCCTTAACAAGCTCGCCGATCACATCGATCTCAGCGTCTGTCAGGTAGAAGACTGTGCGGCCTTCAATCTCTTGAATCATGAGTCTGCGTTGTAGTGAGCGTCTCCGCCCTTGCTATCCATTATGGCATGCCGCACGCGAAACGGCAAACCTTGTTCGACAGCAGCCCACAGAACATCGTTGATGAACTTGCTATATGACTGCGACGCATATGGGTCGCTATAGCCGTTGCGCTTGGCTGCGATACGCAGGATGGTCATCAGGTCTTCGTCTTTCTGGCCGCGCGGACGCTGATCGCCCTTGCCAGCGTTCTCAGGCTTGTTCAAGAAATCGTCAAGCTCATCGACGATGACGTTGAGCGTGTTTGTGTCTGACTCCGCCCTGACTGGAACTGCGATGACTCCGTAGCCACCGAATACATCTGGCTTGCTGAGATTCTCGATCTCAATCGCAAGGCGCGCAGTCTGGTCTGTTCCAGACAGCTCATCCGCGAGTTGCTTGAACCAGTCGTCAGACGATGGATTTGCAGAACCGAGGACAGTGGCGATTACGCCGTTCTCGAAGTACGCCTTGCACATCGGCTTGCCGTTGCCGCTTTCAGCAAACTCACTGCATTCGATGATGTGCGTCCCTTGCTTGACGATCTCATAGCGCGGATCATCCTCGCCAATGCGAGCCAGCATGGCCTGTAGCTTTTTGCTCATTTGATTGATGCGTAGTTGTGGCTCTCGCCACCGCCATTATGGCATGCCGTTTTCAGTTGCGCACCTACCAGCGGCGTTTTTTCTTGCACTCGAACTCGTCGTGCTTGTCGAGCCATGTCTCGATGCACTTCGCTGGATCTTCTGAGATCACACGGCATTCACCTGGTCCAGACACCACAGTCACGCAGGTGTCGATCACAACGCTCGGATGGCGGTTTTGCATCATCGCCGTGTATGCGCCAAGTTGTGCCGTTGCTGCTTTGCGCCGTTTAAACCCGCTTTTGCTGCCGACCGTCTTCAGATCACCAATGATGATCTCACCGCCTGGCTTATACAGCAGGAAGTCGAATGAGCCGCCCATTGACTTCGTCGGCTCGCACAATCTGTACTCAGTCGCCATCACTTCAGCGCCATGAAACACATCGCAGTCGAGCAAAGGATCTGACCAGTCACGCCAGCGATCTTCGATCTGCTGTTCTCTGCCACGCAGCTTGTTTTCGAGGATGTTGTGCACAGTCTCGCCGCGTACTTTCCAGCCATCGGGACCGTCTTTAGTGACGTTGATCCAATGCTTAGCTTCGGCAGACAAATCGAAGCTCAATATCTGCGTAACCGACCGTGCAAGCCAGTCATTTTTATATCTGTAGCGATGCCATTGCTCGTAAAACTTGAGATGTTCGATTGGCTTGAGCATTTGACCTTGCTGGTCCGGTGAGTATGCGGCATCATCTCTCTCGTCGCAAATCCTGAATGCACCCTCAACATGATCAAGACTGCAATTACGTTTTGCTCGATCCACGCGTAAAGAGACTTTTACGCCAGAAAATGCCGATTGGCGTTCCGTCCGATACAGCCTTTGTGAACCTGCTGTTGCAGCAATATCTGCCGACACTTCCAGACCGATTGCGTGATTGATCCCGATCAGGAGAGACGCGCTTATGCTCTCCTTCAGTGGGTTCCTTACTCGCTGCCGACCGAGTTTGATGAAGAGCTTGCCATGCATGGCGCATACAGCGCTATGCAAAGAAAGCGTTCAGACGCGGCGTTAGACGAGTGGGACCAGAAACATCCGTACAAAGCCAGTGCCGAGCTTGCAGCGTTTCGCGAGCTTGAACGGCTAGGCATCTACAACCAGTCAGACCTCTACTCACCAGCCAAGGCCAAGTGTGGACACTACAGCGAACGACTCAAGCAACAGTCGGAACGATCCGGCTCTTCAGGACACGTCAGAACGCTTAGAGGCTCTAAAACAACTCGCCGTCCGCGTGGTTGGTCATACGGCTGACCTGACCGATCGGCTGTTGCTGTTTCGCGAGCAGGCGTATGAGATCGGCTTCAACCTGACGAAGGCTGAGGCAAGCGGCTATCTGGCGAAGGCTCTCGGGCAAGACCTGTCGATACCTGAGCCAAAACGCGGTGGCGACTCGCTCAATGTCGTACCTCAACCATTTCTGTGGGATGGCGTGATCATGAGCGGCAGGCAGAACCTGCTAGTCGCACCGCCGAAAGTCGGCAAGAGCGCGCTGATGGTCGCTCTCGCTGGCGCATCAATACGTCAGCAGTCTGAGTTCCTTGGCGTCGGCATTACTCAGCACATCAATAAGTTCATCATCGTCGGCACCGACCAGAACGAATCGGACTGGTGGACGCTGTTCAAGCGTGAAGGCTTAGGTCGTGAAACCGTCGACGATAACGGCGAAAAGCAGCATGTCCTGCATGACCGGGTCATCTTGTGGACGCTTGAAGACGGCGTTCAACTGACGAATGAAGGCATTGAAGCCATAAGAACGCAGGCTGACGCCAATCCTGGCTCTCTCGTTCTGATCGATACGTATCACGCTTGCATCGGACTTCTCGGCATCGAGGAATCAAGTAGCGAGTTCGATGGACCTGCTCGTCAGCTCGAACAGGCGTTGGCTGGCACTGGCTCAACGACGGTGCTCGTGCACCACACAAACAAGAGCGTCAGCGGTGGCAACGCCATCACTGCATCGCGTGGTAACAACAGCCTGTCTGCTGCTGTCAGCTGGTCTGTGCTGCTGAACTGGTTGCGTACGCCTGAAGAAGGCCAGGTGCAGACCGATCACCGTATTGCGGTGAAGCCTATGGGCCGTGGTCAGGCGCAGTCGATCGTTATCGAGCTAACTGACGACGGCTGGCGCAGTCACGGCTCAGGTGACGCTGCGATGGCTGCTGAAGCATTCTCTGAAGCAGAAGACAGCCTGGTCGGCCAGATCGCCAGCGTGTATGACCACGCCTGCACGCTCTGGGAAAACGATGTGCACACGACTGCCACCGAGATCTCAGCTCAATGCCGCATGACCAATCAGCAGGCGCTGCGCTACCTGAATCAGCTCGTCAAACGTGGTCTGCTCGTTCGTGACGGCGTCGTGCCGAGCATCAAGGCCGGTCGTCCTGCTGTGCTGTTTAAACCTGCTCAGACGGTTTTAAACACTCCCCCTGAGGACGTGCGTTTAATGCAGAAAATGAGTTTTATTCATGATGAAGCCTCGCGCGCACATGAAAAAGACAATAAAACTCATTTAACGCATAAAGAGCACTCCCCTGGGAGTACCCGAATAAAAACGCCTATTGAGCTGAACATGTCCGTTGAGCGTTTGCACAACGGACAATGGCGTAATGGCTGGGTTGTTGCTGATGGCTCTAACCCTGATGCTGTGACGATCGCCAAGCTCGGACAGCCGAACTACCGCATCAAAAATCTGCGCTGGTCGGTCGACATAAGACCGTGCCAGGGCTCACCGTTCAAAACCACTGAAAAGAAACGCCGCTTCTGATGACCACCGCACCTACGAAGATCCGCGTCAACGTCTACGTCACTCCTGAGCAGAAGGAGATGTTCGACGACGAGGCCAAGCGTCTCGGCAAAACACGCAGCATGCTCATTGCTGAAGCCGCTGCGCGACAGATCGAAAAACCGTCAGCACCGAATGGTCTGCCTGATGGTCGCTTCATCGTTAGAGACTGCGTCGATGACATCGCGCGTCGCTACAGCGGCATACCGCGCGTACAGCTTGTCGGCATGGTGTCGGCTGTTATCTCAAAGCTCGGTGCGCTGTGAGTTGACAAATGGCATGCCATAGTCTCATAATTGAATCAGTTCAGCCGGAGACGGCACTGCTTCATGACTGCTTCCACCCTTCTGCAAACTGATCGCTTCGAGCTGGGTCAGATCGTCTGCTCTAGCTACGGCTACGACATGACGCTGGTTGAGTACTACGTCGTCACGCGTATGACCAAGGCCAGCGTCTGGCTCCGTCCGATCGAGTGCAAGGTCTTCGGTGACGATGGTCGTGGCGAAGGTCGCGCACTGCCTAACACTGGCTGGCAAGCACCTGATAGTGCTGTGTTTCGCAAGAAGATTCAGGTCTCTGAAGGTAAGCAGTACGTCTCCGACAGCATCAAATACTTCCGTATTTGGGACGGCAAGCCTCAGTACTACAACAGCTGGGACTGACCACAGCTTGGGGGTTGACATATGGCATGCCATACCCCCATAATTACGTTCAAGCGGGAGACCGCACTGCTCTGAGATTCATGACTGAGTTCCACGTCAACCTCCGCAACGCTGATCAGCCTTGGGAGCGCAGCATCTTGTTCCGCTTCGTCGGCAGCACCGCTGAGCGCGACGCACTGCGCTCTGCTGTTGAATTCTGTGGCGGCACTTACACCGGTATGAGCCAGGCTGTGAAGTTCCTCAAGAGCGCTAAGCCTTTCGAGAACGCCACCGTCGACGTCACCTGCGCGCAGACCTGGTGATTTGACAATGGCATGCCACATGCCTCAAAATGTAATCAAGCGGGAGACCGCACTACTCACTGACTCATGACTGAACAAACCTGGACCGTTCGCTTCGATTCACGTCACCTTGAAGGTGGTCTCGAAGATGTCCAATACATCGGACCGTTTTCTACAGAGGACGACGCATACGACTTCGCTAGCTCACAGAACAGCCGTCTCTCAGACGCTGGCCTGCCTGGCCTCTATTCGGTGATCTGAGCATGGACTATCACAACATGCGCCTTAACTGGTTCGAGGCTTTCGAGCGTCATCTAGATAAGCTCGAAGAGAGCAACAGTCTTTTGAGTCTTGACAAAGATTTTGGACCTAAATGGGAGTTGCAAGCATTTTTAGGCCAAGAACTGCAATGGGCTGATCCTGCTTACGACGAAGACGAGCTGCAAACCTTGAAAAATATCGCTACTGAAGCTGGGTTTACTTACACAGTTGAAGAGGTAACGTAAACCCCGTCGGGGAGCCTGATGCCTGTATTCCCCATACAGGCTGAAAGCCATACAACACCTGCTGAGCTGCGCGGGGAAAGCAAGGCACGTAGTAGTCGTGATCCATACCCCGACAACAACCCTCAGATCAATGGACAACCACTACGCAAAGCAACAACATCTAAACAACCTCAGAGCTTTCGAAGACTATGAGCGACGCCTCAGAGCCTTGTATGCCAAATCCACGGATCCGCAGCCTAGAGGATGGCTGCGTGCAAATATCGATCGGTGATGTTTCAGGCGTTGTAAGTTCTCACCACTTAGTAGAACCAAAACTCAGGCAACTGCGTATATTGTGGAAGATGAATCCAGATAACTGGTCCTGATGATTGCTGCCGAAAACATCGTTCAGCGTGATCCAAATACACTCATTCCCTACGAAAACAATCCTCGGCAACATTCAGAATCACAAATCGATCGCCTAGTGCGATCAATCAAGGAATTCGGCTTCACTAATCCTGTCCTTATCGACGACGACCTGAATGTCATCGCTGGACACGGGCGTCTCATGGCTGCTGGTGTCATTGGACTCAAAACGGTACCGACCATCACGCTCGGTCATCTCACTGACCAGCAACGCCGCGCCTACGTCATCGCAGACAACCAGCTCGCGCTCAACAGCAGTTGGGATGACGACGTCTTGCAGAAGGAACTCGAAGCACTCGGTGATCTTGGCTTTGACCTGACTCTGCTTGGTTGGGGTGATGATCTTCCGTCTTTCGCAGAAGAACCTGACTATTCAGCTCTTGATGATTTAGACGATCCGACCAACGATCTTGCTGATGGCGTTATGAAAGCCATTCAGATTGAGTTTCGCCCTGAAGACTATGAAGAGGCTAAGGCCCTAGTAGACGCTGCTCGCAAACGCGGTGACTACGTCGGCATGAAACTGATCGAGGCTCTTGCGGCATGAAGCTCGTCCAGGAAACGATTAGCGGCATCCGCTTCTACCACCGACCAGGTTTTAGCGACCTAAAAACCTTCGAGGAGGTGATCGGCCGTAAGACCTACCTCAAGCGCGGTCTAAAGATCGGCGCTGGAGAAAAGTGGATGGACTGTGGTGGCAACGTCGGCGCTTTCGCGTTGCTCGCATGCAAGCTCGGCGCAGAAGTCACGGTCTATGAGCCTGATCCGTTCAACGTCGACATGATCAAGCGCAATCTGAAGCTCAACGGCTTTGAGGCCACCGTTAAGCAAGCTGCGCTCGTACACGATGACCGCAAGAGCGTCACCCTGTTCATCGGCAACAACAGCCAGGTATGGCGTAACTCGATCGTTCGCAAGTGGAACAACAAAGGCATCAAGGTGCCTTGTCTGAACTTTGACGACGAGGCTAAAGGCTTTGACGCCTGCAAGATGGACATCGAAGGTGCTGAGATGCCGATCCTCGAAAACACGGCCGCGACCTTTAAGAAACTCGTCTACGAGTGGTCTTTTGATATCGACCCGTCGTTGACACGTCTGTGGTCAGTCATCGATAAGCAGAAGCGTGACTATCGCGTCGAGGCTGCCTGGAACAGCATCTGCTACAACGACCATCGCGAAACGGTCTGGCAGCAAAGCTGGTTCCCTGCCTGCACAAACGTCTTCTGCTTCAGTAAATGACTCTTCCGATTGTCACGCTCACGCCGAATGACAGTGGCCTGAAAATCGGTAACGCTGTTCCGCTCATCGAGCCGAACGTGCATGACAGCTGCATCCTTGCTGATCGTGATGGCACGCAAGTTGGCCTGTTCCTTACAGAACTGCCGAAAGACCTACAGAACCTCGTCAATATCGCTGATACAGAGTCGCTCTCAGAGCGTGTCCCGAAGATGGACATGGAGCGCACCGGCAGCGGCGTTCGCCAGTACTCAACGATTCTCGGCTCTATTCCGATCAAGCCGCACTTAGGTCGCAACTACCCATCTCGCTCGTCTGTTCACCAGAAGAAAAAAGCGCAGACCTTCATCAAGGCCATGTACGCCGCAGGCATCAAGGCTTTCGACGTGATTCAGTCGACAGCGCCGCAGGTCGCAGCTGCTCACCTCAAAGCAATCGAAAAGCGCGTCCCTGAGAAATGGTCATTCAGCAAGTACTTCACTTCGACCATCAGCAACGCCAATATCGCTGCTGCTGTGCACCAAGACCACGCCAACGTCAAAGGCGCTGTGAACATCATCATCACTAAACGCCGCAACAGCACTGGCGGTAACTTGCATGTACCTGAGTTTGGGGCAACCTTCGATCAGGTCGACGGTTCAATGCTGGTGTATCCCGCATACCGCAATCGACACGGCGTTACGCCGATCGTGCCGACGCATCAAGGCGGCTATCGCAATAGCCATGTCTGGTATGCCCTGGACTCTTTCGCGTCTTTATGATCGGCTCATGGCTAATAAACGCTGTACACAGATAGAGAAAAAGTTCCGTATCGCCAGAATCACGCGCATGATGGCGAACGGCGCTACGCGTCAAGACTTAGTTCAATATGGCGCTCAGGAATGGGGGCTGAGCAAGCGTCGTATCGACGAGATGATCGCTGAGGCGCGTAAAGAGCTTGAAGAGGACTACAACCTTGATCGGCAAGCATTTACCGCTCTGTTGCTATCACAGCTGTCTGTGATCCAGAAAAAGGCCATGGAGCAATCGAATCTGCAAGCTGCTCTTGGCTGCATCAATACTGCTGCGAAGCTCGCCAAGATTTACGACTGATGGGAGTCCTGTCTGCGATTCCGTCTGGCAACATTTTGCAGCGCATCGGCGAAAACAACGAACAGATTGACCTACAGCAGGTGCTAAGCCGTGTTCAGCAAGATCTGCATCCTGGTCAGCTCGACTTCGTATCTGACGAGACGACCGAGATCATTGGTTTGTCAGCAGGCTATGGAGCGGGCAAGACGAGAGCGTTAGCTGCGAAAACGCTGCACTTAGCCGCTGCGAACCAAGGCTTTATCGGTTGTGTGATGGAGCCGACTGGGCCGCTTATCCGCGATATTTGGCAGACAGATTTCGAGCAGTTCCTAGAGCACTACGAGATTCCATACACCTTCCGCGCATCGCCGTTGCCTGAATATGTCTTGCATCTGCCAGGTGGCGACACGAAGATTCTGTGCCGCAGTTTCGAGAACTGGTCACGGATCATCGGTCTGAACTTGTCCTTCGTGCTGGCTGATGAGATCGATACTGTCAATCCGAGCGTCTGTTCACGCGCGTTCCCGAAGATCCTTGGCCGTTTGCGCTCAGGCAACGTCAGGCAGTTCGCAGCAGCATCAACGCCCGAAGGTTTCAGGTGGATGTGGCAGACCTTTGGTTCGGATGATGCGGCAAAGCACTCTGGCCGCAGACTCATCAGAATGCGGACGGCAGACAATCCGCATCTGCCTCAAGACTTCATCGAGCGACTGCAGGCGAACTACGACCCATCTCTTCTCCAGGCGTATCTGGAAGGTCAGTTCTGCAACCTTACAACCGGCCAGGTCTATGACCGTTTTGACCGGCAAAAACACGTATCACCGCTTTCTGAACAGCAATACAGAAACGAGCCACTGCGTGTTGGCGTTGACTTCAACATCGGCAACATGAGCGCAGTCATCGGTGTCCGTCTTGGCAACAGTCTTCACCTGATCGACGAGATCAGCGGCGCTCATGACACCGACGCCTTGGCCCAAGAGATACAAAGCAGAGCTGCTGGACGCCAGGTTTACATCTACCCTGACGCATCAGGCTCAGCGCGATCTACGAATAGCTCGCGAACAGACATCGCCATCTTGGAGTCGTATGGGTTTAGCAATCAATCGCCGAAAGCAAATCCTCCCGTTCGTGATCGGGTGGCTTCTGTGCAAGCTCTTTTGGAGAACGGGAAAGGTGAAATAAGGATGCAGATTTCGCCAAGCTGCAAACGGCTGATTGAATGCCTAGAGCTACAGAGCTACGACGAAAAAGGCGCGCCTGATAAAGAGGCTGGTTATGACCACATGAACGACGCTCTTGGATATTTGATTTACAGAGACTTCAGCATGCTGCATGCGCGTGCTGGTAGAGGCACTGGCATTAGGCTTTACTAAACTGTAAGCACTAGGCGGGTCTGGCTGTGTATTCGGGGTTCTCTGGGCGGCAACGTGTTGGCAACGTCACTCAGGTGAACGATCCGAATAGCTCTTGGGTAAACATGGAACCCCACTGGGGTTTAATCGAAACCCTACTCGGTGGAACGTTCAAAATTCGCAAAGGACATCGCAAATTTTTACCTCAAGAACCTCGAGAGCTTGATGAGGCATATGACAACAGACTGCAACGGTCAGTGCTTGCACCGTATTACGTCAGATTGGAACGCATGTTGGCAGGGATGCTGACGCGTAAGCCTGTGCGCCTTGACGATGTATCAGACGTAATTCGTGAGCAGCTATTTGATGTTGACTTGCAAGGCAATGACCTGCAAACGTGGTTATTTCAAACCAGCAGGATCTGCATTAGATATGGACACGTTGGTGTTCTTGTAGATGCTCCTAAAGCTGGTGACAACGGCCGTCCTTACTGGGTGTCGGTGAGCCCTAGGGATATTCTTGGCTGGCGCACAGAGCTTATAGATGGCAAGCAACAACTAACTCAACTCAGGCTGCAAGAAAAAATTGTTGTCCCTGATGGTTTGTATGGTGAAAAGCAAGTCGAGCAAGTCAGGGTTCTAACCCCTGGGGCTTTTGAGATTCACCAAAAAGATCAGCAAGGTGATTTTAAAGTTGTTGATGAAGGCCGCACAAGCCTTAGTGAGATTCCTTTTAGTGTTGCCTACTCAAACCGCATGGGAGTGCTGGAGTCGATTCCACCTCTTGCAGATATTGCTGAGTTGAACTTGCAGCACTATCAGGTGCAGTCTGATCTGAGCAATCAGTTGCATATCAGTGCTGTCCCGATGCTTGCAATATTTGGTTTTCCGCAGTCAGCAGAAGAGATCAGTGCGGGTCCAGGCGAAGCAATGGCACTGCCAGAAGGTGCGTCTGCCCAGTACATCGAACCTGCAGGCAACAGCTATGACGCGCAGTTTCGCAGACTTGAGCAGATTGCTTCACAGATCAACGAATTAGGTTTGGCTGCTGTGCTTGGTTCCAAGCTGGTTGGTGAGACGGCAGAGGCTAAGCGTATTGACCGAAGTCAAGGTGACAGCACGATGATGGTTGTAGCGCAGCAGATGCAAGACATGATCGATAACTGCTTGCGATTCCATGCTGAATACATGCAGGAGCCAAACGCTGGCAGCAGTTTGGTGAATCGTGATTTTATGGGAACAAGGCTTGAGCCTTTAGAAATTCAAGCGTTGTTGCAGCTCTACACCGCTGGCACCATTACACAGGAAACATTGTTGTTGCAGCTAGAAGCTGGCGAGGTGCTTGGCGATAACTTTGACGT